ATTTTAGATGTTTACCCTTGGCTTCAAAGTTACCTTGGAGCGTATATTCTAGGGGGAGCAGGATCTTTCCAAATGAGGGTAGTTAGAGGCTAATGGCAGGACAACTAGATACAGCTTTAAAGAAAGCAGCAAAACAACTAATATCTCAATTAGGAAATTCTTTGGACTCTTCTATTATTTACACAAGAAAAAGTTCAATAAACTTTAATCAAGCAACGGGGGAAGTAGTTACTGAAAACACTGAGTATTCAATAAAAGTTCCTATTGAATTTATTGATTCTACTGAAGAAGGTGGATTTCAAGAGAATGTTGCGAGATTATACATAACTCCTGATTTGATAGGAGACAACCAACCATTATTACAGGATGAAATAACTATAACTTTTTCTGGATCTTTAAGACAGGCAAAAATTACAAATATTCAAACATTAAAGGGTGCTCAAGAATATCTTTTTCGTGTTGATATAGTGTTCTAATGACTTTAGTAAATACAAGAGCAGCTTTTGAAGATGTGATTTCTACCAATGTTAGAAACGCTGATCCTAGTGTAATCATAATATTTGACAATATGCCATTTACAGTTCCAGGTTTAAATAATAAGTATGTGATGGTAACAATAGATTTTGACCAATCCACAAGGCAACCTCAAGGTGATTCTGTAGATTTTTATGCGGGTTCTATTAGATGTGCAATTATGACTCCAACTAACCGAGGTAGTGCTAGTGCTTCCTTGATTTCTCAAGCTGTTATAGATGGTTTAACATCAATTAACGCTTCATCGTATGTAGATACATTTTCTGTCTCTCCAAAAATCGGACCAATTAACGGACCTACAGTGTTAGTTGAACCTAATCAAAGACATTTTACCAGCGTTATAAACTGCGATTTTACCGCAAAACCATAATGGCTAGAGATATTAAATTTTTTGTTAAGGACTTTGAAGAACTTGTAATAAAAGGAAAAGGTGCTGCTGCGTCAAATATACAATTCTCTTTACAAAACAGAAGCCCATTTTGGACAGGTACTTTTAATAGGTCATGGGTCGTCAGTAAATCCTATGTAGAACCAACGAAAAAAGCACCATATAGTGCTAAAAGAATTGGTTCTAGAATTGCAAAAAGAGTTCCTATAATTAGAACAACATTATCTCAAAAATTGTACATAGGTAATGAAGCTGCGTATGCTGCCTATGTTGTTAATGAAGCTAAACTAGGCGGTAAAAAATATTCAAGATTATTTGCTATAGGTGCAGATACAAGTCCAATACCTAACAGACCTGATTGGTATAAAGTGTATTTAACAAATAATTTTTTAGAATCCGACATAGATAAAGGTTTTGCATCATTTGGTTTTAAACCTGAGAAAGCTAAATCTAAGCCTAAGAAGACTAGATAAGACAACTTTTACACTTTGAGTTATACTACAAGAATAGATACAAATTTTTATGGCAGAAGTAAGAGCAATCGACAAACTAAAACAAGCATTTAGTGTCGAAGAACGCAGTAGTTATTCTATTTTTAAGGGTCAAGAGTTAATCTTAAAAATATTTTGGTCGCCTCTTACAATAGCTGATAGAGACACTATAAACAGTACACTAATAGCTATGAACAAAGGTCAAGATGAGGGAAGTCTTGACTTCGCACTACAGGTTATTGTTACAAAAGCCGAGGATGAATCAGGTGCAAAAATGTTTACATCAGGAGATTTACCATCACTTAGAAGAGAAATCCCTTTGTCTGTTCTGTTAGATATAATGACTAAAATGCAAGGAGTGGGCGAGGAGGAAAGCCCCGATGCCGTAAAAAGCTAAGTTAGAAAAAGACAGTTTTGTATTTTTACAATTTTTTATAGCGGAAAAACTAGGTTATACACACAGAGAAATAAGAGAAAAGATGTCTACCCAAGAACTGTTTGCTTGGAACGCATATTTTGAAATAAAAGCTGAACAGGAGAAAAAAGCATACGATGATGCACGAAAACAAGCTCAAATGCGTAAGGTACGCTAAACTTTTAGTATCCGTTTATTCTAAAAAGTTTAGTGGCATCCGAATATAGAGTAAATATAAAACTAAATACTACGCAAGTTAAGAACGATTTAAAGACAATAGGTACAGAAATATCAAATTTAGGTAAAAAAGAGGCTAAATCATCTAAAACTGCACTTTCATCATCTGAAAAACGAGCAAAAACAGAAACTCAAATTGCAAATTTGCAAAAAAGAACTCAGTCCTTAAAAAACAGTGCTTTGAGACTAGAGCTACAAGGATTAAATGTAAGTAAAGTAAATAATAAAATTAAATTAGCTGATACAAACCTTGCAAATAAAAAAATTATTCTTACTCAAAAAAATATAGCTCTAGCTGCAAAAGAATTAGAAATACTAAAACGACAAACTATAGAGGTAAGTAAACAAAGTAGAGCTAGAGGAGGTTTAGGCTTAAGTGCTCAAGGAGACTTTAGTCGGTTGTCTGATAGACAGTCTAGAAATAGAGAAGGTGGGCGTACATTTATGAATAATCCTTTTGGTCGGATGGGTATAAGGCCGACTAGAGGATTCGATACTCAGAGTGCGTTAATAAGTGGTGCATTTCCTTTGTTATTCGGCCAAGGCCCAATAGGGGCACTAGCTGGAGGCCTTGGTGGTGGTATCGGTGGAATGTTTGGTCAGATGGGTGGTTTTGCAGGAGGTATTGCAGCCACAGCAGCAGTCCAATCAATACAAAACGCTATAGATGGTGTAAGGCAATTTGGAGAAGGGTTACAAGATGTAGAGGGAGCGTTAGCCACTGTCACAGAAAAATCCCTATTTAGCAGTGAAGCAACTAAAAAAAGAGCAGAAGCACTTAAAAAATTAGGTAAACAAGAAGAACTGGCTAAGTTACTTACCCAAGAATTAACTTTATCTCTCGGAAAAGATGGGTTGCAAAGAGTACAAGCCGTAGGAAAAGCGTCTAAAGAATTAGCAAGAACTTTTGGACAATTAGGGGCATCTTTACAAAGTGTACTTTCTATTGTTGTACTTCCAGCTATAAACGCACTTAACAAAATTTTATCTGGTTTTACAATACCTCAAAGATTTAAAAATTTTAAAGAAAGTCTTAGTGGTTCTGATTTAACAAGGTTTAATCAAATAGTTACTGAAGAAAGAGGTTTTACTAAGAAAAATCTAAGGGGCGGAAAAACAAAAATGGTACAAGGTAGGTTAACACCTCAAGGTATGTCAAATATTTTAGATACAGCTATAAGTGAAGGGCTTGGGGGTACTGGAAGTGCATTTACAACAACAGACGATCCAACTATTGCAAGTAGTTTACAAGACCGTATAGACTTTCTTAATAGATCATTAGAGGTAGGTAGAGAAAAAGCAGAAATTGAAAGAAAAATAGCTGAATTTAGAAAAAAGGGAACTGAATTAAGCGATGCTGATTTAGAAAAACAATTACAACAAATAAACCACTTAGAAAAAGTCGAAGCACTATACCAACAAATAGGATCAACTATAGAAACTGGATTAGTCGATGCTATAGAAGGTGCTATAAATGGAACCAGAACTTTAGGTGAAGTAGCAAGTAGTGTATTTTCTCAAATTCAAAGATCATTAATACAGTATGGTGTTAATTCTTTGTTAGGCGGTATAGGTCTTCCAGGATTTGCTAATGGTGGCAGACCTCCTGTTGGCAGGGCTTCAATCGTAGGAGAAAAAGGACCAGAATTGTTTGTACCTGACAGAGCAGGAACTATAATCCCAAACAATCAACTAGGAGGTTCTACAAATGTGGTAGTAAATGTAGATGCTTCTGGATCAAATGTTGAAGGTGATGAACAGCAAGGTAGAGAACTTGGCCGTCTTATATCTGTAGCTGTACAATCTGAATTATTACAGCAGAAAAGACCTGGAGGTTTACTCGCATAATGGCTACTTTTCCTTCGATCACTCCAACATACGGACAACGAAAAAACTCCGCACCAAATACTAGAACAGTTCGTTTTGCTGATGGATATGAACATAGAATACTGTTTGGATTAGCAGAGCATCAAAACCCAAAAGTTTTTAATTTTACTTTTAATGTATCGGAGACAGATGCAGATACTATAGAAACATTTTTAGATGCAAGAGCAAATGATAGTGCCAGCTTTGACTTTACTCCTCCAGGAGAACCTAGCTCTTCTAAATTTGTTTGCGAAGCATGGTCAAAATCCATACCGTATGTAAACAGAGCAACAATACAGGTAACATTTAGAGAGGTATTTGAACCATGAGCACTGGTCCTGTATTTAGTGAAGTTCAAAAAATAAATCCCTCTGCGATTATTGAACTTTTTACATTACAGTTAGACAATTCATTACAGGGTGCAACAACAGTTTATAGATTTCATTCTGGATCAAATTTAAATGCCAATGGTGAAATAGTATGGAACGGTAATGCTTATCAAAGGTTTCCTATAGAAGCCACTGGTTTTGCATATCAACGTGGTCAGATTCCAAGACCAAAACTTATAGTAAGTAACGCATTTGGAACAATATCTTCAATTCTTTTAACTGTTAACCAAACAACAACAGGAAATGATTTAACAGGGGCTACATTTACTAGAATAAGAACAATGGCAAGATTTTTGGATGCTGTTAACTTTCCAGGTAATACAAACCCACTTGGAACACCAGATCCCACAGCAGAGTTCAAACGACAAATTTTTACAATAGATCGAAAAGCTACAGAAACTAGAGAGGTAGTAGAATTTGAATTAGCAGGAGCTATAGATATGGCTGGAGTTCGAGCACCAAAACGTCAATGCACCCGTAGCTTATTTCCTAGTATTGGTACGTTTATACAATGACCTGGAAATATAAAGCATTACTTCATGCTAAACGTGAAGATCCTAGAGAATCTTGTGGACTGCTATTAAATGTAAAAGGTAAAGAACGATACTATCCATGTCGTAATCTTTCAATTACAGATAATCAGTGTTTTATTATTGATCCAGAAGATTATGTAAAAGCAGATAATGTAGGTGAGATTATTGCTGTTGTACACAGTCATCCTATAACACCTCCAGAGCCAAGTCAGGCAGATAAAATTAGCTGTGAACAAAGTAAATTACCTTGGTACATTGTTAATCCTAAAACTGAACAATGGGGAGAATGTAAACCAGAGGGCTACGTTCCAGATATTTTAGGAAGGCAATGGGTTTGGGGTGTAACTGATTGTTGGAGTTTAGTTGTTGATTGGTATAAAAAAGAAAAAGGAATTATTTTAAAAGATTATGCAAGAACAATGACACCAGAAGAGTTTTTAAAAGATCCTTTATTTGAAAGCTACGCTTGGAGAACAGGTTTTAGAGAGCTTAGATCAGACGAAAAATTAGAAGAGGGAGATGTGTTATTGATGTCAATATTGCACCCAACTTTAAATCATGTAGCTATTTTTCTTGGAGATATGGTTTTACATCATTTAGCAGATAGACTATCTTGTAGAGAGCCATATTCTGAGTGGTTGTTAAAATGTACTGGTAAGAGGTATCGCTA